CCACGATACCTCGGGCGAGACCACTAGAGGTACGTTCGCGACTGCAAAATCCGCTGAGACGATATTGAATGTCTCGCTGTAACTAACCTGCATTCCAAGGTCCATCAACCGGACTAGTTTCATGAAATCGGCACGGTCCATCCAAGGATGCTCGACTAGGGTGTGGGATGGTTTGACGTTCCTAAAGAGTGCCCGGATGTTTTTGAGTACCTGTGCGCCGCCCATCTCGATTCGGTCTGAATTGATATGGAACCGAATCTGTCGCTGATGACTATTCGCCCAGTCTATTGCTGCAACCGCCTGCATCAGTTGATTCTTCATAGGGCGAATAGCCCCGAAACAGCCGATGTCAATCACGTTGTCAGCGGGTAACCCCTTGCGCGGCTCTAGAGGGAATAGTGGATAGAAATTCGGCGTGTAGGGGATTTTCTTCTTGAAAATAGCCTCGAAGTCGTCTTCCGCTCGCAGTGAATTTGCCGAGATTGTTACATGAGGCGACTGCAAATAAGCGAACAGCCATTCGATGGCGATCCCCTCATTTGAAAGGAAGGGCACTTCGCTATGCATTCTGACATTCCATCGGATTTGTGGGTGCAAACGCGTTAAGAGCTTAAGTTTCTCGGGTCGCACCCAAAGTGCTTCAATAATCGCGTGCGTGGGCTGGAACTGCGTCACTGCTCGGTCTATCGAATTGTCGTCGTCTAGGCGTTCAAAGGCCGCTTCGATGCCGAGCGTTTGGAGTAGGTCCACGACATAAGCGACGCTGTTGCGCAATCCCGTCCAGTTTGTGAAAGGCCAACCTCGCGGCGCAGCTGACTGGTTCAATAGGGAACGGGCAAGTTCCATGCCGGTCATGCCGATAACTTGTTGATGCGGCCTTGGCGGATGAGTCGGGTGCGGAGGATGGGGCGGATGATGCGGGTTGTAGTACTCGCCACGCTTCTTAAGTAAAAACAAAACTCGCGTCGGTTTCACGGATCTAACCTATTTTACGTTGCCATTCATTCTCAGCTGCGATTTCATGTCACGTAGAATTTCTGTCTGTACTGTGAGATTGTCTCGTATTGCACCCATTAGACCGTCAAGTCTTATTATTAAATAAATTGTAATAGCGATAGGAAAACCTACGCTTTTGATTGTTTCAACTAAATCAGACATTAACTCAGCTCGACTATCTTCATGGTATCTTTTAAATCTACTAAACCAAAACTCATTCTGTGCTCGAAAGGTTTAGAAGTTACGATGTCAACAGAGCCGTTGTCGTTAATTGTGGTTATCTTAAAGATAACAGACTTTAAAATATCCGCCGTCCCTTTGTACCATTTGCCTACTACTAAGTCCATTACTGTAATACAGGAGTCGGCCCAGTTCCTTGCGCATTACCCGCGCCGCGAACTCCTTCAGCCTGTGTACCGGGGCCAGTATTTTCGCTCGGTCCTTGTTGTCCTGACTTACCAGGGCGAATTCCTTTCGCCTCCATTTCCTGAGCCATTTGCGTTGCCATTAAGGCACGTTGTTGGTTTTGTAACTGTTTCGCTTGTTCGGCCTTTAGCGTTGCTTGTATGTGTTCTTGAAGTAATTGCCTCGCCTGCGGAGACCATTTGTTCATTAACTCACTGTCGGCGGCTGTCATCGAGTGATGATGCATATGCTCGTTTATATTCTCCGACAACGTCGGACCTGCCGGTTTCTGGCCTGCGAACATTTGATGTTCTTCTACGTCAGGCGGGTCTGACATTGGCGGGACGTCAGGTTTGTGAATAGTAACATCATTATAATTCGACAAACGAGCAAGCGTCTTAACAGCTTCGTAAATGGTGTCTGGTCCCGTGATCCCAGACTGAATCAACAACTGATTCAAGAGTAACTGAAGCATATCGAGAGCAATTTTCTTCTGTAACTCTTGATTAAGTTGCTGGAGAGACGCCATCATTTCGAGGTCAATTTTGCCGTGCAGTCTATCTCGTTCGAAACGCTTTGTGAGCTTGACTCCTCCTTCCCCACCGACACGGAAAATACGTGTCTTTGGGCCAAATTGTTCGTATAAGCCCAGGATTCGTAAGATGAGATAAGCAAGGGAACGGACGATACCCTTGACCACATCTTCACTGCGAGTGTCAATGGCATTTGCGTTACCTACGTATTCACTAGCTGACTGACGTTTAGAAGGAGCTTGCCCGAGGGCAGGGTCGGTGAGACCCGCTTGTAAGTTGGCATAACGAACTATTAAGTTCTCTTCTGCAAATGCAACCGTAGGTTGCCAATTCGACCGGGGCATGTTCACTCCTTGTGGGTCCGCCACAGGGTAGAACTTGCCCGGTTCCATCTTCAACGGCTGTGCATCTTTGCCCAAACCGCTTGTGGGTTTGTAGAAGCCAAAGGGAATATTATACAAAAGTCCAGCGTCGAGACGTTGATTATGTACGGCGTCCAACTCCGCTTGAGAATGGCGAACCCATTCTGCGAGTCCCATCGAATAGAAACGATTTGGCTCTTCAATAAAGCCCGATTTAACTCCAGAGCGTTTGCCATCTTTGTTGAGGTCTTCGAGACGTTCGATCTTGAGAATTTTCTTTGAGCGATAACCGACCCAAACCGCGACTTGAGTCGCGGGCTGGAGTAGTTTGTCTACGGAGTAATCGCCGCCCGATTTATCCCAAACCCACCAACCTTCCCATCGGTAAACTTCCATATATCGATGGGTGCTGTTTGAGGAAGACTGGTCACGTGAATCCGTACCTGTCTCGGAGTCGAGAAGGCGGGTCATCGGCTGATCGACTTCCTCGCCAACTTTAGTGTAGTTAAGCGAAGCGATTATTTCCTCGTTTCCTTCCGGGCCGTAGTCGATGAAGAACTTGTCCTCGATTCCTTGTCGATATTCTGCAACAGTGTACCAAAGACGAACACCAAAAAAAGGCAGCTTTTCGACGTCAGGATGCGTGTTTGCAACGACCAAATCTTCCAACTGTACTTGGTTCGAACGTACGCCGTCGAAAATAGTTTCGCGGCGCCATGTATCAGCCCGAAGTTCGTTTTTGTCGACGTCAAGCGAGAAGACGATTCGTCCATCATCGTTTAGAGAATATTCGCCCGGTCTAGGTTGTCCGGTTACAGAGAGAAGTGATTCATCTCCCCACGTTGAGGGCTCGTTGAGAATTTCTTGTAGCCCCGCCGTAAGTAGTTGAGAGAGAGGTTGTTCTTGGTTAAGTTCCCATTCTTTGTAAGAATGTAGGTAACGAGTTTCATGATGATAACAAGGAATGGAAATGTCGAGGCCATAAACAAGAATATTATGAAGGGCGTCGCTGAACCATTTATCTAACTCAACGACTTTCTCAACTTCCCATTTGAACCATTTGTTCATTTCGTCTAGGTCGGTTGTATCGACTTCTTTGTCGATTAACGAAATTTTCGCTACGTACTCGCCGCCAAAGATTGCCTTTTTAATTCGAGACTTCATTGTCTCGACAAGTACGCTCGTGAGTGGAACGACGACGTTAGCACAACCGTCGAATGGGAAAGACTTCTCGTTTACCGAACCTCGCCAATTCGCGAGCATTTCGGTCATGTTCTGTTTGTACTGTGTATTGCCTGCGTCAGCGTCTTGGAAGTCGCGAATTACGTGGTTAACAAGTATTTCGCGTTCAGCATCGTTTAGGACAATTTCGGCGGGCCGCTTCTTAGAGCGAGAGACAAGGGCTTTAAAGAGGGCTTCTTCGTTTTGAACAGAAGGAACGGCAGACTCGTCAGAAAGGGGCATTACTGACGCCTTACCGTTCCTTCCCTGCGCGGGGCTGGCGGGGTCGGTAACTTCGTTATCCGCGTCAGCGGGCGAAGTAAGGGTTTCTATTTCGTTCTTCTTTGCCATCGGGCCGACGAAAAATGTCGAGTACTAGCGAGCTTTTATTTGTTAACACACGAAAATCTAAGTGAGCCGCTGCGACGTAACGATGGATATCGGGGAAGTCTTTATGTCTTTGTCGAGGCTTCTCTTTAGGATCTCGTTCAAATCTCACCCCGCGTGAATAATCGTCCCAAGTATAACGTAACATTTGATAGATGGGACCGCCCTTGCCACGACAAGTTTCCATCCAAACCATTTGAGGAGATGTGGTAGCCAACATCTCCCGAAGTTCGCTATGTCCAAAATTAAGATCATCGATCCCAAGGAGTACGTCATAACCACGTTCTTGAAACTCTTCTTCCCAACTTCGGTTGTCTATTTGCTTCGCCCGGCCTCTGTTTGGGTCCATAACGACGAGTCGAGTCGGCGTGAGATGTTCCTTCTCTCGAGACGCAAGCTGTGCAAACACGTCGCTGAGAGAACCAGCAGGTATGAGAGCATAGTCAAACCACACCACGCGATTGTCTGGGGTAAGCCAACCCCACTCGCAATACATAGGCTTACGTTCGTGAGGATCAATACCAAGTACGACAGGGTAAGGTTCCTCTTTGTACGCATTCCAAATGCGATCTGATTGTGGGATGACATAAGGCGAAGCGTCCTTAAACGACGTGTAAATCAAACCACTGAGGTTTGTGGGTTTTCCGTAAATTCGTATCGACCGTTCTTCATCACTGAGGGTGGCTTCGAGATTAGCTCGCCCTTCAGCGTCAAGCCATTGGTTGTCGTACATTGTAGCTTCGAACGATTTAACGAAGGGCTGGTCAAGCTCGTCGTATAACCACGTCTCGGATAGAAGAGTGGCTGCGATAATAAAAGTTCCTTTCTTCGCAACCAA